GCTCGCGGGCTGGAGGATGACTGCCATTTTTACGTTATTCTTAAAGGCCGCCAGCTGGGCATCACTACCATTAGTCTGGCTCTTGATCTTTATTGGACATTTACCCATCCTGGTCTGCAAGCTACTCTCACCACAGACACTGAAGAAAATCGGGACATGTTTCGCACGACGCTTGCGATGTACATGGACGGTCTTCCGAAAGAATTCAAAATCCCTCAGGTGACGCACAACCGTAACTCGTTGTCCCTGCGCAATCGGTCTCGCTTGTTCTATCAGGTGGCCGGTTTAAGGGCCAAGGGCAGCCTTGGACGCGGTAAGGCTATCACCTTCCTCCACGGCACTGAAACAAGTTCCTGGGGCGACGAGGAGGGCTTGGCGTCCCTGTTGGCGTCTCTTGCAGAGACCAACCCCGACCGCCTCTACATGTTTGAGAGCACGGCGCGCGGCTTCAACATGTTCCACGATATGTATGTGACCGCAAAGAAGGCCCGCACCCAGCGCGCTATCTTTTGCGGATGGTGGCGCAACGAATTCTATTCGGCTGATCCTGAGTCCTCCGTTTACAAAACTTATTGGGATGGGCGGCTGACCGGCGAAGAGAAGGAATGGAACCGCGACATCAAGAAGATGTACAACTTTGAACTCAACTCGCGGCAGATCGCTTGGTGGCGGTGGAAGCTGGCGGAAGGGATCAAAGACGACGCGCTGATGTATCAGGAATTTCCGCCCACGGAAGACTATGCTTTCGTGATGACGGGTTCTTCGTTTTTCTCCAACTCCAGATGCTCTGAGGCCGCCCGTGTCGCCAAGAACAAAAAGTTTGACGCCTACCGATACTCCTTCGGATCAAACTTTCAAGACACCGAAGTCCTCAAAAGCTCGGACAAGCTCGCCACGCTCAAAATCTGGGAAGAGCCCATCGACACCGCTTACTATGTCATTGGGGCAGACCCTGCTTACGGAAGCTCCGATTGGGCAGATCGTTTTTGCATTCAAATCTTCCGATGCTACGCTGACGGCCTCGATCAAGTCGCTGAGTTCGCCACAAGTGAACTCAATACTTATCAATTTGCCTGGGTCATTGCCCACTTGGCGGGTGCGTATAAAAATTCTACGCTTAATCTGGAAGTTAATGGCCCAGGGCAGGCCGTCATCAACGAACTCAGAAACCTGAAGCGCCATGCCGTTTCAATGGGCGGCGCAACCGGCAAGGGCCTCATGCACGTTCTGGGCTCGATGACCAATTACATCTGGCGCAAGAACGATACGCTCGGCGGCATCTCGAATTCTATTGGCTGGCTCACCACGCAGGGCTCGAAAGAGCGCATGATGAACTACACCAAGGATTACTTCGAGCGGCAGATGATGAACATCCTCTCGATGGACACCTTGGAAGAAATGAAGGGCATCGTCCGCGAGGGTGGGTCCATCCACGCCCCCGGCAGGGGCAAGGACGATCGCGTGATCGCGATGGCTCTGGCTTGCGCGGCCTACGCTGAACAGCTCCAGCCCCGGCTGCTGATGGAGCGGCTAACCCGTCAGGTGTCCAGTGCGCAGGAAGCCATCACACCGGAAGAATTATCCGTCGGTAGAAACGTATCCACTTATCTCAAGAAGATCGGGATTTATGGGCAATGATGAAAATCATGACCAAGGCGGAAATCTACCGCCAGATGGATCGGTTCTGGAAAGACACCGACAAGACCCTGAGCATAAGGATGTTCGCAGAACTGTCCGGCCTAAGCCAGTCGCTTCTTACACGGGTCTTCTACGTCAAAGATATGGATATGACCGAACACACACAGATCGCCGTGAGCCGTGCGCTGGAGCGTATGACCCGTGGCGACGTGGTGATGGTCTATGATAAAGGAAACAAACGCAGGCTGATCTACCGGCAGGAACCAAAGCCCAGATTAGCCAAAAGTATGAACCTCACCGTCGACGGCGGGAAGATCGCCCTGAAAGTGGGGATAAAAAATAAGTCGGACTACTCCAAGCCCGGCTTTGACGAGCAGTTCAACAAGTAAGGGGACGTACATGGCTGTAATGCGAGACTACAAGTGCCCACGGCACGGATACTTCACCGCTTGGGAACCCGTATGCCACGAAGGCTGCGAGGATGTGGCTCAGGTGATCCTCAGAGCCCCGACCATGCGGGACTCGGTGATCGGTGGCCGCTCCAAGCGCAACGACACGAACCTGAAACAGCTTGCCAAAGACTTCGACATGACCGACATCAAGTCTGTCAAGGAAGGTGAGGCTCAAGCTGGCTACCTGACCCGCAACAACGCCCCGGTGCCCGAACAGCCCAACGCTGACCGGCCCGGCAACGCCGTGATGTGGGGGGATGCGGGCAGATTTAACATGCAGGGAATGTTAAATGGCATGATCAAGCCCGTGAAAGACGAGCAAGTTGGCTTTTCGCCGAAAGATGCTAATCTCACGCGCGGACCAATCGCGGCCAGCTACTACGCTGACCAAGACAACCTGAAGCTTGACAAATGATCATTCCAAAGGAAGCTGAAGAGCGGGAGTTCTTCTACCAAGACCTGATCCGCAAGTGCCTGGTGTCTCGCGAGAGCCGCCGGGCGGATTATTCCGCTCTAAAGTCCTACTATCTCTTCGGGTCCGCGCCCGAGGAGAGCCCCGCGCAGTACAACAAGATTTTTCCTCACATCGACCAGCTCGTGAGCTTCTTGTACTCGGCGGACACCACGCGCTTCTCGATCAACCTTGGCGCGTCGGCCCACGAAGATCAATACCGCTACATCCCGCGTCTGGAACAGGCCCTGAACGATGAGTGGAACAATTCAAACGCTGATCAGGTGTTTAACACCGCGCTCACTTGGGCGATGGTCTACAATTCCGGTTTTATCAAGCTCGTTGTCTCCAACGGAGCTATCCATCCTTACTTTATTGATCCAAACAACTTCGGCGTCCTGAGAGAAGACATTCCCTACCTCGATCGGCAGGAAGCTTTCGTCCAGACCTACTACATAACTAAATCCGACCTGTATGCTCGGCTTTACGCGCACCCCAAGCGCGAAAGCATTGTGCAGCGCGTCACGACCTCTCAGCATGTTGAGTCCTACACGCCGAACGGCGTTGACCGCATCATCCTGAGCCAGGTCGATCCGACCATGTACGGCAACGTCAATCTCAATCTTTACGGCCAGAACCGGATGAAGCCGGAAGTCGAAGAAGACACCATCGAGATGACGGAGTTGTACGTCTGGAACGACGAGACGCAAGACTATCAAGTCGTCACGCGCGCCGACCCAGACGTAATCATTTACGACCGCGAAAACGAGAAGATGTTCCTCAAAGGGGAAAGCCCGTTCATCCAAGTCGCGCCGAACCCGATGCCCGATTACTATTGGGGTCAGTCGGAAGTTTCGCGCCTGATGTTCCTTCAGGAAATGCGCAACAAGCGCATGAACGAAATCCTCGATCTTCTTTCCAAACAAGTGAACCCGCCGACCGCCCTTACGGGCTTTACCGGCATTCTGGACGAGAAGAACTTTGCCCTGAACCGCGCTGGCGGTTTGCTGGCGACCGATATGCCCAACACCAAGGTCGAGCGCCTTGCGCCTGATCTTCCTGAGAGCCTTTACGAGCAGCTTCGTGAGATCGACGCAATGTTTGCCGAGGCGTCTGGCATTTCGGAAGTTTTGTCTGGTCGCGGTGAACAAGGCGTTCGTTCTGCGGGCCACGCATCGCAGCTTGCCCGCCTTGGTTCGTCTCGCGCAAAGAAGCGTGCTCTTATCGTTGAGAACTCGCTGGAGAAGCTGGCGACCCTCTACCTGAAACTGATGCAGGCGTATGACCCCACGCACTTCAAGGACATTGAAGGGCAGAAGTTCATAGCCGAGCAGTTTACTAGGAATTTCGTAGTGAAGGTGGACGCCCACTCGAATAGCCCAATCTTCATGGAAGACCTGAGGTCTTTGGCCTTTAACCTGTTTAAGGCGCAGGCTATTGACAAAGAGTCATTGATCGATATGCTCGATCCACCAATGAAGCAGATGCTCAAGGAAAAGCTGAAAAAGGCCGAACAGATGAAGGCCCTTCAGCCGCCCGCTCCGCCTCCGCAAGGGAAAAAGGCCAATGGCTAATCAAGGCCAAGTCAGAGTTGGTGATCAGCCCCGCGCTACGGGGCGTGATGTCTCTATGGCTGAAAAGCCCGCATCTATACAATACCGCGTCTCTAATGTTAGAAATCTAGCGGGCCGTCCCATGACGCGCCCCGATAGAACTATGAGGAGAGCGTAATGTACAAGTCCGTAAAGCGGTCTCGTCGTAGCCGCCGGAAGTAAAGAGTTTTGGGGACGATCACACTAGCAGCAGGAGGCCATCAATGGCTCGCAAGGCTCGTAAGCACAAGCGCTAATTGGCGCTTTTCACCCGTCCCGCAACTTCCAGCTATGGAGGCGCACATGCGTCGCAAGGGTCGTAAGGCTCGTCGCTAACTAACATACGGGTTAGTCCCGTATCGCGACCATGAGTCGTTCCGAGGAGGGGCGGAACTTAAAACATACCCCTCCCTTGACATTTGCCCGCATTGTACGGCAATCATGTGTAAATTGAGGTAAACCACATGGCAGACCAGGACATTATGGCTCTGATGCAAAGCCAGCAGGACGGCGCACCGCCTCCTGGGGCTGGTCCGGCTATGACGCCTCCCCCCATGCCTTCCCCGATGTCCACGCCCGAACCGAAACAGGGCCAGCGGGAAGCAGCGATGATCAATGTGAGCATGGCTCTTGATCTGATCGAACAGTCCCTCCCCGCCATTGGTTCTGAGACCCCTGAGGGTCAGAGCCTGATGGCCGCCCTCTCCAAGCTCTCTTCCGTGCTCGGCCCCAAGAAGCAGAAGACCAACGAGCTTCAGAGCGCCGAAATCCTTCAGCTCCTTCAGAATTTGCCCCAAGCGGGCGGTGGAACCCCGGTGTCGCGCGCGATTGCCGGTGGGCCCCCGAACCTTGGCCTTATGGGTCCGCAGCCTCCCGCTGCTGCGCCGGGCGGTGCCCCGGCGGGCGGGCCTCCCGCAATGCCACCGGGTATGCCACCCGGCGGTGCACCGTCACCGATGTAAGGAGACTAACATGGACGTGTTTAAGCCTCGCGGCGCTTCCAAGCCCCGCAATCCCACCACTGACCAGCAGCAGAATGGTCAGATCACCAACACCCCGCGTTTTGCGCACCTTGGCGGCCTGTCTGGCGCGTCCAAGATTGGTTCCAAGAACCAGTACGGCATCAAGCCGCCGGGTGATGGCCGCAAGGTCATCTGAAGCTAAAAGGGGACACAAATGGCTTCGCTCGAAGATCTTACACCTGAAGCCCGCGACGAACTCGCGGCCCTCGCGCGGGAATTGGCTGACAATCCCAACACCCGCGAGTCTTTCCTTCGCCTGACCAAGGCCGCTCGTCCTAACATGCCAATCGGTGAGATTGATTTGAAGGATGACATGGCTTCTCGGTTTGAGCAGCAACAGTCTCGCATGGAGCAGCTTGAGGGCAAGCTTCGCGAGAAGGAAGCGTTGGAAGAACTGGAACGCCGTCGCAGAACGCTTGTTCGCAGCAAGGGCGTGAAAGAGGATGATATTGCGGAGATTGAGAAGCTGATGCTTGAGAAGGGCATTACGTCTCATGAAGCAGCCGCAGACTACTACAATTGGATGCGTCAGGCGGCAACGCCTACCGCTCCAAAGGTGTTCAGTCGGAATGTGATTGACGAGACTGCTCATAACACTCTGAAGAGGTTTATGGGCGGCAATCATGTGAGGGCTGCGCGTGAAGTTGCGGCGGAAGCGCTGAATGAACTTCGCAAAAATCCAAGGCCAATCGGTCTTTGAGCGTGTGACGGGGACGAGTGTCACTTAGAAACGATGAGGTAAGATATGGCAATCGGTGGCGGCATTCTCCCGTCTACGGGTAGTAGCCAGTTTACAGAACTGACTTACGTTACCCGCCGCGCGTTCATCCCCAAGATGGTCGTGCAGATTTACAACTCGACACCGCTCATGGCGGCGCTCATTGCCAATAGCCAGACGGCTACGGGCGGTGTGTCCTCCGTGACGGTTCCCGTTCAGGGCGCGCAGTTCGTAAACGCTCAGTGGTCGGATTACAGCGGCTCCTTCCAGCAGCCGTCCGTCCAGCAGGGTGCTTACAACGCTGAGTTCACCCTGAAGCTGATGATCGCCCCCGTGCCGTTCCTCGGTATGGAAGGCGCCGTTCAGCAGGACCACGCTATCATCCCCCTCATCGAAGCTCGCATGAACGATGCGACCAACGTGATGATGGACGCGATGGCGACGGCCCTCTACACCAACACCACGAACACCCAGCAGTTCACCGGCCTCCCGGCTGCCGTGGACGACGGCACGGGCACTGCCACCTACGGCAACATTACCCGTTCCTCGACCACGAACCCTTGGTGGCGCTCAAAGGTCTACGCTGCTGGTTCGGTCAACCCGACCCGTCAGAACGTCCTTCAGTACATCTCCGGCACCGTCAAGTACGGCGCGGAAGTGCCCACGTTTGGCGTCTGCGGCTTTGGCACCTGGACCCTGCTTGCGCAGGACTACGTTGGTCAGGAACAGTATGTCATCACCCCCGGTCACGGGTTCGATGGCGATGCGAACGGCCCGCAGGCCGCGTTCCGCGCCCTCATGGTCGCTGGCGTTCCGATCTACCCCGATCCGTACTGCCCCGAAGGTACTCTGTACCTCCTCAACACCAACTACCTGTCGCTCTACATCCATGAGCAGGGCCAGTTTGTGTTCACCGGCTTTGAGTCCACCCTGCCCAACTGGCAGATTGGCTACGTCGGCGCGGTCATCAACATTGCAGAGCTTGTCAGCACGAAGCCTAAGTCCATGACTAAGGTGACGGGCTACAATTCTCTCAGCCTCTAAGGAGATCGCCCCATGGCACTTGCTCTTCAAAAGATCATCCTTGCTAACGCTTCGGCCAACACCCCCGGTGCGTACTTTGAGCCCGTCGTGGTTTCCAACGTCGGCTCCGGCAACTCGACTGCGATGCTCACCTCGCAGTTCATCCCTGCCGGTCTGTACGTTTACCCCTCCACGGCCAACGTGGTCATTGAGTTCAACCAGTACACTGGTACTGCGAACTCTTGGGTCACGCTTGTTGCGGCGAACACCGTTGCGCCCGTTCTGGTTTCGGACGGCTACAACGTTCGTGCGAATGCCTCCACGGGCACTCAGACGGTCACGCTGTACACGGTCAACGGTGGTCAGGCAGCTTCGGGCACCTACAACGCTTCTTGAGGTGACACATGGCTAGTCCTGACTCAGTAGGCCAAAATACACAAGACAGCTTTGGCAATTATCGCATTGCCAGGGCTCAGAACGTCCTTTTGTCAGCTACGGCTAACGCTGTTGGCATCATGCCAATTCTCAGCGGCGGAATGGCCGGTTCTGGTGGCTACATCCTCCGTCGTATTGTAGTTTCCAACCTCTACAATACGGCTGGCGGCACGGCTCCCAACGCTGCAACCGCGAACATCACCATCGGCACGTCTAACGACGGCGCTAATCTGGTGACGGGCACGGTGACACTGACCAACCTCACGAACGGCACCAGCTACGTCGATATGACGCCCGGTTCCGGTCTGAACGCAAACACTGCCGCCATCGTCTTTCAGGCCAACGCGCTCTTTGTGAACGTGACGGCCAACGTGGCGAACGCTGCTTGCCAGGTCAATGTTTACGGCGACGTTGTGAGCTTCTGATGAACAATGTCTGGGTGGTAAACAAAACGGACGCAGAGCTAACAAGTCAATGGCATGGGAAGTCTTACAGCTTCCCCCCATCCAAGCCGGTGGAAGTGCCATATGATGTTGCTCAAAACCTTTTTGGGTATCGCCTAGACAACAAGTTTGAGTTTGTAGTTCGCTTCGGCTGGACAAAAGACTCGAATGATTTGCCGCAGGCTCTTGAACGACTTTCAAAGTTCGAGATCACCGAAGAGCGGCCAGACGACTATCGCGCAACGTCCCCAGCGGTAGGCCGGTTCCCCGCCCCTGTTCTTGAAAAACGGGAGCGGGGAAAAGGGACGCAGGCAGCCGCATGATGTGGGGCGTACATGACCACGCTACAGAGCTACATCACAACAACCCGCCGGTTGCTGCACGACGCTAATGCAAACTTCTGGACTGACCAGGAGTTGACGGATTACATCAACGACGCCCGCAACAGGCTCGTTCGTGATACCGGCGTCAACAGGGTTATTCAGAGCAGCAACGTGTATCAGAACCAGGAGGTCTACACCTTCTCGTCTTTGCCGCGCGGCTCTCTCACGCTCGACATCGTGAACTTCAATCTTTACTGGGGCAACTCTCGCGTCCCGCTTCGCTATCAACCGTGGACGCAATTCAACAGCCAATTGCGTTATTGGCAGAACTACATAGGCCGCCCCATCTGTTATTCGATCTACGGCAGCCAGAGTTTCTACGTTGGGCCTGTGCCGGATCAGACATATCAGATCGAGCTTGACACTGTTGTGCAGCCAGTTGATCTGGTTGCGCTTTCTGACGTTGAGACAATCCCGCTTCCCTACACCGACCCTGTTCCGTACTACGCGGCTGGCACAGCCAAGTACAAAGAGCAGAGCTATGGCGAAGCAGAAATCTTCAAGCAAGAGTACCTGAAGAAGGTTCAAAACGTTCTGGCAACGTCGTTCCAGCGCCGGATACCGGACGTCTACAGTCAGGTGTACTGACATGGCGGCGTCACCTGAACAGAAAAAAAACTATCAGGTCGTCAAAGCCTTCAAGGGTCTCAACACAAGGCCCAACAGAACCGCGCTTGATGATGAAGAGTTTGCTTGGCTTGAAAACGTTCAGCCAATCGGCTTTGGCAATCTGAAAGTTGTTGGAACCTCGTCTACGGTTCAGGCCAGCGGGTCTGCGCTCGCTTGGGCAAATACTGTTTCCTCAATTTACAGCTGCAACATCAACAATGTTGATTACATCGTTGCGTTTGAAGCTGATGGCAGAGCTGAATACCTAAAACTAAGCAATAACACCAAAGGAACATTGGCTGGCGCGGGCACATTTAGCGCAACCGGCGTTCGCATGAAACAGTGGAAAAACGAGCGCGCAATTATATCTGACCCTACCAAGGGTTATTTTACTTGGGACTCGGTAGACCTAATTTCTGTTGGGTCTATTGGGTCTGTTGGCATCACTAACACAGGTTCTGGCTACACTACACCCCCAACAGTGACTGTAAGCGCGCCCAATCAATCCAATGGCGTCCAAGCGACCGTCGTCGCGTCAATTTCTAACGCCGCCAGCACGATCACTAATATCTCAATCACTAGCGGCGGCACTGGGTACACAAGTTTTCCAACCGTCACTATCGCGCCGCCCAGTAATCCATATGGCGTGCAGGCGCAAGCAGTTGTTACCAGCATTACCAGCGGGGCTATTTCGTCTATCCAAATTACAAACCCTGGGTATGGATACACCACTGCTCCAAGCGTGACGTTTTCCAGTGGCGCTGCTGCGGCCACTGCGGTTGTTGGTTCAGGTTTAGTATCATCTCTTACCGTAACCAACGCTGGATCTGGATACACATCCGCCCCTACTTTGACGTTTACTGGCGGTGGATGTTCTGGGGCTGCTGCGGTAGCTGGACCTCTTACATTTGCCACGGGAACCGTTGGCGTAGTTGTCACGAGCGGCGGCACAGGATACGCGTCAGCGCCGACGGTAGTATTTACTGGTGGCGGATATAGTCGTATTGCACAGGCAACGGCTATTGTGTTTGGCGGGCAAGTCACGCAGATCATTGTGACCGATCCTGGTGCGGGCTACACCTCTGCTCCAGCCGTCAGCTTTAGCGGCGGCACGCCAACGACGGCAGCTACCGCGAACGCTCTGTTAACCAGCAACACAACGTCTGACGTTGCCAGCTTTCAGGGCCGCGTATGGATTTCCCAAGGGCGCACAGTCTTCTACAGCGCCGCAGGGCAGTACAATGACTTTGTAAGCGTATCAGCTGGTCTCGTTCAGATCACTGACGACACGTTGCACAGCAACATCTCTGCTCTCATCTCAGCCAACAACTTTTTGTACGTTTTTGGCGATGACAGCATCAACGTATTTTCGGACGTGCGCGTGACAACAACCGGAAACACGTTGTTCACCAACACAAACGTCTCAGCATCGACGGGTTCTGTCTACTATGACGGGATATTCCCGTATTTCCGTTCGCTGCTCTTCATCAACGATTACGGTGTGTTTGCCCTGGTTGGCGCGACTGTCAGCAAAATTTCAGATGCGCTTGATGGCGTATTCCCCCTCATCGACTTCACCCAGCCGATTTCTGGCGGGCAAGTTCTCGTCAACAACATTCTGTGCGCGGCGTTCAACGTTTACTACAATGACCCCGTGCAGGGCACGCGTCCCATCCAGCTTGTGTTCTTTGATAAAAAATGGTTCGTGACCAGCCAAGGAACAATTAAGCACGCTTTTCCAGTAACAACGGCTAAAAAATTGTACCTCTACGGAACTGGAGGAACCAATCTTTTGTCGTTGTATTCAGACAGTTCGTCTGCAATCAACTCAACAATGAAAAGTGCCTTGTGGCCGATGCAAGACACTATTCGAACAAAACAGGCGCTCAAATTTGCGACTGAAGCCACGTCCAATACAGCAATTGTTTTGAACATAACCGTTGACAGTGAAACTAACACAAGTCCGGTTTATGTTCTTGGAAATCAAATTTATTGGGCAAACCAGCTCGGAAATTTGATTAATTGGACAAACAATTCTTCCCAAGTTATCGGGTGGACAGGTGGCTCAGGTTATCAACTGTACAAATCTGACGCGCAGCAATACGGAAAATATCTCGGTCTTACAATCACATCTTCCTCTCCATCGTTTACCTTGAACACGATTGAGATGGAATACGAACTCAGGGTGAGGTTCTGATGACAGTTTCAATTCCGTACACGTTCGCTACTGCAACGAGCCCTATCCCGCTGTCTGAGTTGGACACCAACTTCACAACGGTTGCCAACGCGATCAACAATATCTCAAGCGCGACTTTCATCATCTCTGGTTTAAGAGCCGTGACAACGACTTCTTATCCAGGAACAAACGCAGTTGTTTCAGGGTACTACGCAGCAGGCGATGGCGGCGGTGGTCAATTTGTTTATGTGTCTACTGACACAACTTCTTCTGACAATGGTGGGACCATCATCGTGGACGCCAGCGGCAGGCGCTGGTATCGAGTTTGGGATGCTGCAACTGGTGCTTCAATCAAATGGTTTGGAGCAAAAGTGGATGGATCGACCGACGACACAGCGGCAATTCAAAACACCATCAATGCAGTTAGTACCTCGACAACAGCCGGAATTGTTTTGTTCCCGCCTGGTGTAACAAAAATATCAGCAACCATCACCATATCCTATCCAGTAACCTTGCGTGGAGTTGGAATGGGTGTTGGCCCTGGAACGCAAGAAAACGCGTCCATGATTATTGCCGCCGCCTCGTTCTCAACGGGAATAATGTTCCAAGCAACGCTATTGGGCGGCGTGACTTTTGAAAGCTTACAATTCAATTCTCTCACGGCTCCGAGAACCTCTGGGCAAGCAATTTTTATTTCAGGCGTAAACCCTAACGTAAACGGAAACAGCCGTATTATTAATTGCGCGTTTCTTAACCAATATGATTGCATTTATTTGTATGGCATCACCAATTGTTTAGTGCAAGGCTGTTATTTCCTTGCTTGGGCAAATAGCGCGTATGAGACAGACGCTTTTAGCGGTGTTGAGTCTTCTGGTGGATGGGTTACGCAATGCTTTTTCTTTGGCAACATAGGCGGAACTGCCCAGCCCTACGCAATCTTGTTGTCGTCTGGTTATACCCAGATTTACAATAATTGGTTTATTGGGGCGCAAACCGGTATTTCAGTTGCTGCAAAACTCGGCGTTCCCAACGCCGCTGTTTTCATTACAGAAAATGTAATGGAAGAAAACACCATCAAAAGCATCTCTATTTCTCAGTCTAATACAACAGAAGTATCCGTTGTCATCACAGACAACGAATTTTCAAACATCACGCAAATATCTTCTTTCCAAGCTCACATATCTATCAATGCCGGGTCTAGCAATTGGATCACGGACGTAAACATTTCCAACAATACCTTCAATTCATTTTTTACTCTTGGAAGCTCGTCTTATATAAATCTGCAAGCTGGGCAAAACGTAACAGTCAACAATAACACAATCAACAACAACAGCTCTGGTTCTGCGCTGGGGATTGTTGCTGGCAATCAATTGACTGCACCATCAAGCTTTTTAGACAACTCCATGATTGGGTTCACTTCTGGAAATCAGTATTTAATTTCAGCCGTAACTCCAGTTGTGCGCGACCTTACAACCAATCTCCCATACTCCAGTTTGGGTTCATGGGCTAATGGTTCGCAAATTTTGGTATCGAACGGTCACGCTCCAAATGTCGGTTCTTTTAACTTTACAGTTACAGCTGGAGGCTCTGGTTGTATTGCTTGGCGTATGCAGGGACAATGGTTAACAATCATCTCCTAAAATAGACGTAGAAGGAACCTGACATGGGCGTTCAAGCTTTTACCCAACTTGGCAACACGGTTGTTTTTACAGCCAACACGACTGCGCCATCTCCGGTGCAAGCCATATCTAACGGCTTGGGGTCAAACCAATATCGAATTATTGTCCCGGCCAGCGCAACAGTTACGATGGTTTATCTTGGTTATGGCGTTAGCTCTACCATTGCAAATACAAATGCTGTTGTGATTTCGGGCAGCACCTTCACTTTGCCTTTGCTCCCCGGCACTGATGAAATTTTGACGTTTTTGCCAAATGCGTATTTTACTGGCATAACAAGTGCTGGTAGCACATCGGTCTTCATCACTCCTGGCGATGGAGTGTAATCATGTCTCTTAAAACAGTAGCGCAAACGGGCGGCGGCGGTGGCGGCGGTTCTGGCACTGTCATTAACGTTTCAACCGGAACTGGGCTTACAGGCGGACCGATTACGGTTAGCGGCACAATTTCACTTGCCAATACCGCAGTTACGGCTGGAACTTACGGCAACGCCGCCACTGTTGGAACGTTTACAGTTAACGCGCAGGGACAGCTTACTTCTGCATCTAATGCAGCAATCAGCATCCCGTCCTCAGCTATCAACACAACTATTCCGAATTCTGGCCTCGCAAATTCTAGCGTGACGGTTAACGGAACGGCTATCAGTTTGGGAGGTTCTGGAACTGTTACCGCGTCAACAACCGGAACTTTGACATTAGGAACTGGTTTAACAGGCACGTCTTTTAACGGCTCCACTGCCGTTACGGCCAACCTCGCCAATACGGCTGTTACAGCAGGGAGCTACGGCAATGCAAGTACCGTCGGAAGTTTCACGGTTGACGCGCAGGGGCGTCTTACGGCGGCGTCAAACACGTCGATAGCCATCGCGGCGTCTGCAATCACTTCTGGCACTCTTGGCGCGGCCAACGGCGGAACAGGACAAAGCACCTACGCCACTGGCGACATTCTTTACGCATCGGCAACCAACACTCTGTCGAAGCTTACGGCAGGAACCAATGGGTATGTGCTGACGTTGGCAAGTGGCGTGCCTTCTTGGTCGCCGGTTAGTGGCGGTGGTGGAACTTACACGCGCACTACGTTCACAGCAACCGGCGGACAAACCAGTTTTACCGCTTCCTACACCGTTGGTTATGTCCAAGTTTATTTGAACGGCGTGTTGTTAAACTCGGCTGATTATACGGCCACATCTGGAACGGCCATTGTGTTGGCAACAGCAGCGGCTGCGGGCGACCTTGTTGATGTTATTGCGCTTTATGTTTCTATTGTGAGTGGCGTGGCTGTTAGCGGAACTCCAACCAGCGGACAAATTGCTGCATGGACAAATTCAACGACTGTACAAGGAATTGCCTCACCTACAACCGCTGGCAACGTTCTGTTTACATCGGATGGGACAAACTGGTCGTCCGCGCCGAATATTGTTCGCGGAACATCGGTGGCCACAACAAGTGGCACTAGCGTCTCATTTACTAGCATCCCTTCTTGGGTCAAGCGCATAACAGTTATGTATAATGGCGTGAGCTTGAGCGGTTCTGCAAATATACTTTTGCAAATAGGTACTGGTGGAACGGCAACAACAACTGGCTATGTTTCATCTTCCAGTACTGCGTTTGCTAGTTCTGCTGGAGCAGCGTCTTCGACAGCTGGGTTTCTTATAGCTATGGGCAACGCTGCTTATGTAATGAGCGGATTATTGGTTGTCACCAATATATCTGGAAACATTTGGATTTGTTCTGGCGTATTATCTAGCACAGCGGGGTTAGTTTTTACGGCCCAAACTGCTGGCACGGTTTCATTGGCTGGTGTGTTGGACAACGTGCGAATTTTTACAACAAACGGCACCGACACATTCGACGCAGGCAGCGTCAACCTTCTCTGGGAGTAGCATCATGGAAAGAATTGAAGTCAACGTCGAAACCGGCGAAGTAAAGGTCATCCAATTCACGCCAGAGGAAGAGGCGGCTGCGCTGGCCTATGCTGCTACTGTGCAGGAGCCTGTACAACCAAAACCGACGCTTGAAGAGCTACAGGCGCAGCTTGCGGCGTTAACAACGCAAATACAACAGCTTGCTAGTGGGAATTCATAAATGACCATCTCTCGCAATCTTTCCATTCTGGCTGAAGGTGCTAACGCAACAGGAGTGTTGGCTGTCACAAACGGTGGCACTGGTGTCACGACCAGCACGGGCACAGGAAATGTTGTTTTGTCTGCGTCTCCTACGTTTAGCGGAACCATATCTTTCCCCAGCAGTACAACAATCAATTCCAGTGGAAACATTGGCGTTGGAACAACTTCTCCTAATTTTTCAATGCAAGTAAATGCCGCATCATCGGTTTTCACGCAATATACCAACTCTACGACTGGGTCTACTTCTGGTGTTGGAACTTTGATTGGGGTTACCTCTGGTGGCGATACATATGTATGGAACCAATCTAACTACAATATAATTTTTGGAACCAATAACGGCGAACGTATGAGAGTGGACTCCAGCGGCAATTTGCTGATGGGAGGAACAAGCCAGCCAAATGGCACATACACCGCCAAACTTGTTGTGAACGCCGGGTCGAATTACTGCACCACTTATTATTCTTCTGCAATCCCAAGCGGCTACACTCCTGTTGTCTTCTTGGGAACTGGCAATGCTTTGGCCGGGTACATAACTGTTTCTGGGACAACCAGCAGTTTTGTAGGCATTTCTGACTATCGGTTAAAAGAAGAAGTCGCTCCAATCACGTCTGGCCTATCAACCATCGTTGCTTTGAAAGCTGTTTCATATAAATGGAAAATTGATCAATCAGCGGGCGAAGGTTTCATTGCCCACGAACTTGGAAGCGTGATCCCGCTTGCTCTGTTTGGTGAAAAAGATGCTGTTAACGAAGACGGCTCTATCAAACCGCAGGGCATCGACATGACAAAAGTCATTCCGCACTTGGTCGCCGCTATTCAAGAACTTTCCGTTAAAAATGACGAGCTTGCCGCTCGCATCGCTGCGTTGGAGGCTAAATAATGTCTCAAGACCTAATCAATTTTTTCATTGCTTGTTTTGGGGCCATCATTGGATGGGTGTTGAAGGTCATCTGGGACTCGCTGCGCGCCCTTCAGGAAGATTTGAAAGAGATAGAAAAAGAACTGCACACCGAGTATGTCCACAAAACGGATTACCGCGCTGACATCTTGGAAATGAAAGACATTCTCAAGCAAATCTTCAACAAGCTTGATGGGAAGGCGGACAAGGCATGAACTTCGCCAACCTCTCAAGCGTTGTCTTCGGTGACAAGGAAGCCATGAAGGACTTCCTGTTTGAGAACTCGTTGCAACATACCTTGTTCAGAGACACTTTGATCGCAAGCGGCGCTAAACCGCCTGGCTATCCAATTACAGACGTAGATTTTGACAATTTTGATGATTGGCTGCTTTACCATCAAAATGAACATCAGTATTTTGCCGCCGTTCTTGACCTGAGCAACCCGTTCAACATGTTGGATGCGGACTTTAGGCGAGAAGATGATTTTTACGAGTGGATCAGCCAGCATTACCTGATACACACGCAAATCGCGGCTTCTTTGGGAGTAACCTGATGGCTGAACCGGCTATTCCAAACCCGATCAAGGCGTCCAGCATTCAGACTGGATTGACGCCTCGTGGCGCTCCCAAAGCAAAACCTCAGAACAAAGAAGTGCCAATTGCCGACATTGTGATGCAGTCGATTGGCAAGGAATACCCAGGCGTTGACCCTCGTCAGTACGCGGCTCAATTGTCAGTGGCGGAAAAAAAGGGTATTGTCAAGCTACTGAAGATGCACAATACAGTGTTTGTTCTCAAGCCGATGCCCAATCAAATGGTTGAGTTGCATACAGCTACGATTGAACAGCCTGATCAAGTGGTTGAGCGGTGGCAAAAAGTGCCCAACACGCTCAAGCAGATGGGTTTCAAAAAGATGATCAGCTATTCCGAAAACCCTTCGGTAAATCGGCTGGTGCAAAGAACCGGCTTGCCGATTAAGATAAGCCAATCTCAACGCATGATGGGCGGGCAAATGGTTCCGTCTTTCAAATATGAGTTGGACCTGTAATGCCGATACTCCCCGCGATCATAGGATTTGGCATCTCAGAACTTGCTGGCGGAGCTATTGCTGCAGCGGTGGCTGACCTTGGGCTTACGGGCGCGGCTGCTTCTGCGGCCAGCGGGGCGCTTATTGGCGGCATTAGCGGTGGCGTCAGCGCTGAGATAACAGGCGGGAACGTTGTAAAGGGTATTGAAAGCGGGCTTGTGGGCGGGGGTATTACTGGAGGCGTCAGCAACCTTGTTGGCGGTGCTCTTTCCGGCCCTGCTGCCGATGTGCAGGGGCCAATGCAGCCCAACATTGGCGGGTCTACTGCCGCTGGAGCAGGAGCTGTCAGGGGTTTGGGTGGCCTTGCCGGCGGCACGGCTGGTGCATTGGCGGGCGGCGCAAACTTAAGTTCTGCTTTGAGAACGGGGCTTATGAGCGGCGTATCTGGCGGCATAAGCGGCGCAGCTTCTGATGCTTTAGGGTTGGGAAAACTTGGCTCATCTGCTCTTGGCGGTGCTGTCAGTTATGGCCTTGGTCAAGCATTTCCGGCATCTGGAAGATCAACCTCGGTAAGCTACCCAACTCAAGCTGGCGTCAGCGGGTTCCAAGCGGCTGGAGCGCCAAGCGCCCTTGGCTCTGCTCTGTTCGCCGCGCCTGGTTTAAGTTATAGTCCCGGTGGCCCTGTTCTCGGCGGATCGTCGGAAGACAAGGCCCCCAAGAACGTTTGGAGCGAGACTGACAAGTCCCTCAGAGATGTCGGAAGCACGGTGACGTAATGGCAAAGACCCTCGCGAAAGTCCTGAAGACCGACATTTCTCGCCTGCCCCTGCGGAAGGCCGCTGAAGAGCTGCGCAAGAAGGGCCGTGGCCGCGACACTGTGCTGGCTCACATAACGCCCAAGGAAGCTGCCATGCTGAAGGCACGCGGTGGAGCTGGAACGATCAACCCTGAAACCGGGTTGCCGGAGTTCGAAGGCGCTGATACCGGGTTTGACTTTACCCTTGGCTCAACTGATCAGTTTCAGCCAACCGGCCCAATTACAACAGATCAACAGTTCCAGCCTTTCCCAACATCAACATCTGCACCGGCCCTGACGCCGACAGAAATGAGAGATATAGCGTCTGGGCTCCAGGCTGATTACAATTATCAAGTTGGCAATCAAGCCCAGTTTGGTGCAGCGCCCGGCCAAGATCTGTGGAGCAACTATTTCACGTCTGGGTCGCCGCAAGATTACTACACAAATCTTGTCGGGCAACAGTTTGCTGGCGGAGAAATTCCATACCCAGTTGCCCGCCCTGACGCTTTAGGTGCAATCGCGGCAGCTGCCCCTGGCGAAACCATTCCTGCCAACGCGCTGGCTTTTATGCCTGACACGGCAGGAAAAACAGCCGATCAAGTAGCCGCTGAAGAGGCGGGCGCTCGCGGCGATATGACCGTGAAGCAACAGGACACAACCGGGAAAGCCGCTGGAACGGTTCAAACCCCGTTTGGCAACATCGCCACCAAAGACCTGATTGCCGCTCTCGGAGTGGGCGGGTTGGGTCTGAACTATCTGCGGGCGCAGCAGCAGGGCAAAAGCGCGGCTCAACAGCTCCAGAACGCTTACAACACGGCTGCGCAGCAACAGACACAGCTTGCTCAACCCTTTATGCAGCAGGGCGGCACACAGCTTGCGCAGGCTCTTACAGGTGCCCTTTCTCCCGCTCAGCAACAACAGCTTCAGGCGGGACAGGCTCAGGCAGCGCAGCAAGCAGCAGCATCTGGCGGCGTTGCGGCTCAACAGGCTCAGCGTTCAGTGGAAGACCTGCGTCAGAGGCTTCTTGCAAACCAGCAACAGATGGCGCTGTCCCTGCTTGGAGCTGGCACCCCTCTGATCAACAACGCTATCAGTCAACAGCTTGCCGGTACGACGACGGGCATCAACACTCAGATGGCCCTCTCGCAGCAGGCCGGTCAGGCGGCTACGGGTATGCTCGGTATGTTGGCTTCCCTCTACGGTCGCGGCTAAAGGTGAAACATGGCAGAAACAGACATTCAGACCCAACCTGCGCCGCCGCAATACACGCCGACTGCTGACGAGACCGGTGCTCTTCAGGCTATTAAAACAGGGCCTATGAAGGCCATCGCCGATCCTTTTGAGCGTTTGTACAAGCAGAGCCAGCAATCTGGTTTAGAAGCCGCTACGGCAAAACGTGAGCAGGAAAAAACTCTTGCGTCTGGCAAGGCAAATGCTGCGGCTCAACTTTATGCAGGAATGCAGACGCGTATGTCCGAAATGGACAAGATGGCCCCTCCTCCAAAGATGAACATTACGCCTGATACGCATGAAGGGCTGATGGGTCTTGCAACGATCCTCCCCATCGCGGGCATTCTCATTGGCTCCAAGGGCATGATGAGCGGCGTGAATGCCATGAACGCCATGACCGGCGTGATGAAGGGCTATCAAGAAGGCAACAAGGCTCGCATCGACTTTGAAAAGCAAAAGTACGATACGGCCATGAAAGAATGGGAAGCCAATTACAAGCTTTCCCGTCAAAAGTTGTCAGACGCTATCGACTTGATGAAAACAAACTATCAGGCTGGCGTCGCAAAGGCCGAAGCGGCTGCGGTTGAGATGGGGCCTGAACCGGCTGCTATTGTTCGTCAGAATGGCGCAACGTTCTTGCTTGGTAAGTTGGACGAGGCGAACAAGCATGTGCTGGCCGCTCAAGACAAACTTGCTCAAAGCGACATAGTTGCTCAAAGGCAAGAAGCTGTTGCTCGCGCCAAAAAAGTTGAAGCGGTTTCTGGTCAATACGGTCGTCTTCAATCTTGGATTGGGGAAGACGCAGCGTCAAAAATTGGCTCAACCGAAATCCCGATTGTTACTTCTAAGGTTGAGTCTTCCAAAGAAACAAAAGACCTCGCCGACCTTATTCGCGCAAACCCGCAAGCGGCTGGTATTGCGGGTAGAACTATATCTTGGTTGGATAAATTTATCCCATCCAGATACGACGCCAATGCGCAATACGATCCGACGCGGCTTGAAACAGCAGCGCAGAATGATCCAGAATTGTTCAAGGGCATTCCAGAAGATCAAATCTCGGCTGCTCGTATCATCCAGAAAAAAGTCATCGACGTTATCAATGCCCGCGCCAAGGCGGTCAGCAACCGTCTTCTTGTGTCCGAACTTAGGATGCAGAAAGATGCACTTGATATTGCAGGGCTTTCTCCGAAGTCTGCTGCTGACCTGTATGATAGCGTTGCGCGAAGTGACATTGAAACGCTTCGTCAATACATGCCTCCAGAAACGCTTAACATTCTTAAAAACAAGGCTGGCGTTGGCGTGGCGGCAGCACCTTCTGGAGGCTTGCCTACTGAAGCTGTTAAAAGATTAAAAGAAGGACAGGTTACAACATTTTCTAATGGTCAAAGCTGGACTTTGGAAAACGGTCAACCAGTTCGTGTAAACGAATAAAGGTGCAATATGGCAAGCGAATGGGATGTGGTTTCTACAGCTCCTAAAAGCGAATGGGACGTTGTTTCAACGTCTCCTAAAGCTGCGCCTGCTAAGCCAACTGAACAAATGCCCATGTACGATCCTATGGGGGGTGTTACAGGATATACGGAAGCCAAAGCGCCTATTTCCAAAGAAACTCGCGAGTTTGAGCGCCGTGAGGGTCCATTTGGATACGCCAAAGAATATGGCAAGGGCGTTATTGCTGGAGCCGTTGGCTTGCCAGGCGAATTTATCAATCTGCCGGGTACGGTTGCGGGCATGGCTGGCTTTCAGGTTCCTCGCGCTCCTATTGGCGTTTCTGAAGCATCAGAGGCCATTTTTGGCAAGCCAACCAGTAACGTCGCCGCTGGAATGCGAACCGCTGGTGAGGTTCTTGGAATTCCAACCGCACCCGGCTTTTTAACGAAAGCTGCAAGAATTCCATCTAAAATTTTGCCTGAAGTGGAAACATCTACGTTTGTTCTTCGCCCCGGCAAAGAGCTTGAAAAGGTCATGGCTCCTGCCACTAGCGTCAGCGACGTTGGTAAAAAAATAGAACTTCAACTTGGAGGAAGGTTGGAGAATTTGATTAAAACTCGTCAAAAAGAGTTTAAGCCTATTGCTGACAATTACATTTCGGCAGGTGAAAAGGTTCAGGACGTAATCAGAGATGATTACAAAAAGGCTCTTGCAAAATTTTATTTTGAAAACGCTTCAACCATGAGCAAAGATGAAGAAGCTTTGGTCAAAAACCTTTTCAGTCGTATGGAACCCGCGTCGGCTGAATTTGGCGCACAAAAAGGCGCTCAAGTTGAAAAAGGTTTCAAAGCAATTGAAAAAGAACGTAGGTATTTGTCAGATATAGCTGAAGGCTTTATTAAGCCTACGGGAGCGGAAGCTATTGAAGCTAAATTTGCTCGTGACATGTCAAACCTTCTTGAAGGAGTGATTTCAAATCGCATTCCTGAAGAATTTTCTGAGTTCAACAAAGCGTATACGGAGCTTTCCGCGCCTATCAATCGCTACAATACCGCCATTGGTAAAAAGGTCACGCAAAAAGCTGATGAGTATCTTCCTGAAATATCAAAAATTGATCATATCGAAATTCCGTCAAAGTTCTTTAAGTCTCGTCAATCGTTGAACGAGCTGCGCGCGCTTTCTGGCGATGAAAAATTTGTGCAAAACATTGCGCGTGAACACATCGCCACGGAATTGCGCAATGTGAAGGACTCAAAGCAAATCTACGACTACATAAACAATAGCAAAAATTACGATTGGCTTCAGGAACTTCCTCAAATTCGTCAAGAACTTGAAAGCTTGGCTAAAGGAACTAGCCGTGGTGAATTGGCTAAAACCTTGGCTAAATGGGGCGGTGTTGCTGCCTTAGGCGCTCCTGCCGTTAGCAAAATAACCAAGATATTCGGAGACTGACATGCCTATCAAGAAAGGTAGCGGCAAGAAGACGGTCTCCAAGAACATCAGCAAGCTGGTGCGCGAAGGCCGTCCTCAGAAGCAGGCGGTCGCCATCGCCCTGTCGTCAGCGCGCAAGGCCAAGCGGAAGGGCAAGCGGTGAGCAAGAAGCAGAGCGGCATCAACCCTGACCTCGAAAAGGCCGTCAGCGACCTCCTGAAGGCCGTGATGTCGGACGCGTCTGTTGATCTGGAAATCAAACTCAAAGTCATTGACCGCGCAATGAACCTTGAAAAGATTAAACAAAAAATGTCTGACGAAGCTTATGGCTCTGGCTTTCTGACAGAGGATGATGTCTAATGCCGACGCAACAACCGTTGGGGACAAATCGTGGATGCTTCTGTTATAGCGCTCGTGCGCACGGCCTTG